GCCGATCTATGCAACCCCAAGAAAAGGAAACCATCATGACCAACCCCGAAGTCAAAGCAGAAATCCCAGCCGGATATGTGAAAGACCGGAATGGCAATCTTGTCCCGCGCGATCGCGTCAAGCCGATCGATAAAGAACGCGATAAGGTAGTTCGCGACCTCATCAAAGAGGCCGAAAAAGTATCGCAGAAGATCGCAGACTTTAAAGATAAGGCCATGCAGGCTGTAGCAGATTTTGCCGATCGATCGGCTTCTGAGTATGGCGCGAAGATGGGCGGCAAAAAGGGTAACATGACGCTCTTTTCTTTCGATGGAAGCCACAAGGTCGAATTGGCTGTTAATGAAAACCAAGCCTTTGATGAGCGCCTTCAGGTAGCGAAGACGCTGATTGATGAGTGCATTCACGACTGGATGAAGGGTTCCAACAAGAACATCCAGGCATTGGTTCAGGATGCTTTCAAGGTCGACAAACAAGGCAAGGTGTCAGTGGAACGCATACTTGGTCTTCGCCGCCTCAACATCGAAGATGAGCGTTGGGGAAAGGCTATGGATGCTATTTCAGACAGCATCCAGATCACCGGATCAAAACGCTACATCCGCGTCTATCAGCTCAATGAAGCCACTGGCGAATATGTGCGCATCCCGCTTGATGCGGCCAATGTGTGAGGTGGTGTGATGGCTGTCTTTCAGGAAGTTGCAATAAACCTCTCTCGCGCCGTCGAAGATGCGTTTCACACGGACGCATACGATGCAGCAAGCGTGATTGAAGCGATGGCGGGCTGTTACTGCGGACAAGGCGCGATGGGCGCTCTCGAACCCCGCGATATCCTTGAGATCGCTGACACTGTCGATAGGGAATATCTCGATGACGCAATCGCCCTGCTTTGTGGCGTCAAGGCGGCAAAGGAAAGTCGCGATGAGTGATCCCATCAACCATCCTGACCACTACACCCGCCATCCGTCTGGTGTTGAGTGCATCACGGTGACCGAACACATGAATTTCTGTGTCGGGAACGCGTTCAAGTATCTTTGGCGGGCGGGTCTCAAAGGCAATGAGCTGGAAGATCTGAAAAAGGCGCGTTGGTACATTGATCGCGAAATAGCCCGAAGCGAAGCCACCACGCCATTTCAGGAGTACAACCGGCAAAGCTTATCGGGCTTTCAATCTGCCGCTCTTTCATGGGCAATCGAGTGTTTTGGAAACCAGGCAGTTTCCGATCCTATTGAGCGTTCGCACCGATTGACTGAAGAAGCCTTGGAACTATCGCAAGCCGTTGGTTGCTCAAAAGATGATGCTCATATGCTCGTGGACTATGTTTTCAATCGACCAAAGGGCGAAATCGCACAAGAGGTCGGTGGCGTCATTATGACCCTTTCGGTTCTGTGCGGTGCTTTGAATGTTGATTTAGCAGATGCGGGCAATACCGAACTCGCCAGAGTTTGGGAAAAATTATCCGACATTCGTGAAAAGCAGCAAAGTAAACCTAAGAACTCGCCTCTCCCTGGTTCCACTAACAAGGGGGCTGATAATGGCTAGAAAAAGCATCGTTCAGAAAATTCGCGCGCTGAAAAACAAGACAGTTCAGAACGGCTGCACCGAAGCTGAAGCACTTGCGGCGGCGGCAATGGCCGCAAGGTTGATGGCAGAACATCAGCTTTCAGAACAATCCATTAACATCACCGAAAGTGCCTCACGGTCGAAGGAAAAGGGGCGTTCAAGCATTGGAAACTTATGGTCCGTCATTGCCTGGTGTACGAATACCAAATGCATTGTGCTTGGATTTGATAATGGCACCCTGATCAACTTTGTCGGTCGCGATCCTGGTCCTGAAATCGCGATCTATTTGCGTGAGGTCTGCGAGCGCGCAATCCAGACTGAGTTAAAGAAATTCCGAAGTGGAAAGTTTTATCAATCCCGCCGCAAGCAATCAACCAAACGAGCCGCTTCAAAGGATTTCACCGAAGGAATGGTGATCAGGCTTTGCACCCGATTGATGGAGCTTTTCGAAGATACCCATGACGATGCCGCTTGTGATGAGGCCAACTATGCTTTGCAGGAAAGTTACTCAGGAAGTCTGCCGGTAAAACAGCACAAGAGGAAAGAGCGTTATAGCCAAGCAGGTAATAGCGGTTGGTGGGCTGGTGGAACTGTCGCCCTAAATCACGGCGTGAACGGGGGCAACGAAACTCAAGCATTGGGTGATCTACGATGACCGCCCTTCGCGCCATCCATGCCATCTGCCGGAAGAACCACGTTGATGAAGAAGGTCGCCGTGCGATCTACAAGCACGTCACCGGCAAATTGTCCGCAACTGAAATGAGCGAAGCGGAACGCAAGACCGTTGTCGCACACATGAACCAGAAGTTTGGCAACAACAAACCTTGGGGAAAAAAGAAACCATATTCCAGCAAACCTTATGTTCGCTTGATCCATGCGCTTTGGAAATCAGTTCACCAGAAGGGCATCATTGATGATGGCTCCAAATCAGCCCTTCGATCATTCGTCAAAAATAAAACAGGTATCAGTGATCCTGAATTTCTGACCTATGATGAAGCATCCCCTGTCATCGAAGCCTTGAAGGCGATGGAAGCGAGGGGAACAAAATGATGGACCTATCTTGCGTTGATCGTGGCGCTGAATTCTCAGAGTGCCAACTATATCGATATCGGCTTTGGCGCATTTGGGATCAAGCACTGCCAAAGTTGATCTTCATTATGCTGAACCCTTCCACTGCTGATGTGGAAACAAATGATCCAACGGTTGAACGGTGCGAGCGCCGCGCCCGGATGGGGAATTATGGTGGGCTGATTGTTGTCAATCTAATGGCCTACCGCTCCACTGATCCCAAGGTTCTCAAAGACCTTGCTCAAGGCGAACGCTTTGGCCCCAACAATGCTGAAGCCCTGGAATGGGCATTATCCCTTGATGGTGATCATATTTGCGGCTGGGGAAAAGATGGTCATCTTGGCCCGGTCGCATGGCTTGCAACACGCGCGGCGCGCGCCGGTGTTCAGCTTCTATGCTTGCATAAGAATAAGGATGGTTCACCAGCTCACCCCCTTTACCAACCATATTCTAAACAGCCCACCTGGTGGGCTGGCGCTTCGGAGTAGCTATGATCCAAGCGCGACACGTCCCTTCTATATCTCACAATCACCTGAACAATCCGTTCCAGGAACAACGGGACTTGTTGTGTGAACAGATTGCCAGACTGCCGCGTTTTTCTCACCGCCGTTTAATCCTGGAAGAGCGTTTGCGCATTCTCACATGTGAAGCGCTTCAAGCTGAATTGAAAGGATCAATTCAGTGATAGAGAATGAGGGCATCAACGACTTTTCAGGGCTACCAGCTTCGGTTCGCGATATCGCCGAAACACTGGGGCTTGAGATCGTTATCAAACTGGTTGAACACTTCGGGGGTGTGGAACTTCGCATCCCTCATAAACTGCATGACAGTCACAAGCTGATGGTGATGGGCATTGACCACGCGACCCAATTGTGTGAATACTGCCCCGAAGATACGATCTTTGTTCCAGTCTCTTTGAACGCACGTCCAAACACTCGAACCGTGCAACAACTGGAAGACCAGGGATTGAAGCGTTGGGAGATCGCCCGTGAACTGGGCATCACACAACGCCACGTTAGACGGCTCGCCAATTCGAGCTATGAAGACCCCGATCAAATCAACATGTTTGAATAAGCTTGGATCGTAGGCGGACAATGTCCGCCGCAAATTCATGCACAAACAACCGATGTTGCTCTTAACAACCGTTAGGAGCAAATCATGCAGAAAACCAGCGCAAAGGGCTTGGTGGAAATCGCCTCACATGAGGCCATTGTTCTGTCGCCCTATCTCGACAGTGTTGGTGTCTGGACAGTTGGCATCGGCCACACTTCGAATGCAGGCAACCCCAACCCAAAAACCGAACGCCGTGAATTCTCGATTTCTGAGATCATGGAAATCTTCGCGCGTGACATTGAAAAATTCGAACGCCGCGTCCGCGAGGCTTTTGGGCGCAAGCTCACTCAAGAACAATTCGACGCTGCTGTCTCTTTTGATTTCAATACGGGCGGCATTCATCGCGCATCTTGGGTGAAACGCTTCAATGAAGGCAAAGACACAGAAGCCCGCAAGGCGTTCATGTCATGGCGCAAACCGAAGGAAATCATCTCACGCCGTGAGAAGGAACGCGATCTTTTCTTTGATGGGCAATATTCGACTGATGGCCGTGTCAGCGTCTATCCGGCAACCAAGTCCGGCAAGGTGCTTTGGAAAAAGGGCAAGCGCGTTGCCATGCCTGACATCAACATTGATGTTACCGATGTTGCTGTTGCGCCAAAACCCGAAACCCAACCTGAGAAGTCATTTCCGGCAAATCCGAAGTCGCGCATTTTGCCGCTTTACCGTCCGAAGCAATCAGATGCCGTCACCCAGGCGGTGCTTGCCGAATTCTCTCATCTGATGCCAGCGGATCGCCGCCTGGATGATGTGAAGGTTCTGGTGGTTCGCGGCTATTTCGAAAATTCAATGGGAAAGAAAGGTGCGAATGATCGCGCCATGTATGATGATGCGGTGTTTGTGGTCACGCCTGATGGTGTCCAGCCATTCAACGGTAATTCTGATCCTTCCCGTTTTCGCAAGCGCATTGCAACCATCAAAGCCCCCCAGGCCGTGCGCTATAAGCCCGGATATCATGGCTACAACAGCAAATATGGTCACCCGGCTTTCCGCCAAGACAGCGATATCACTGTCATTCGTGATGGTATTGGTGATGACCGGGATAGTGCTGCCAAGCGCTTTTGGTGTAACTTTCACCGTGGCGGCAAAAATGGCACATCATCCCTTGGTTGCCTGACCATCCCGCCACATCAGTGGGATGAATTCCGCAACCTTGTGAACGGCCTTCTCAAAAGTCACGGCCAAGACACGTTCTATGCGACCATCCTTGAATATGCCGGTGGTAAGCCGCCTGTAGCCATTCACGAAAAACCGAAGTCATCCACACCTTCGCCGAAGCCAACGTCCGGCAATCCCAACGCCGGTGTGACCACGGTTGCCGTTGTTGCTGTCGGCGGTCTGGTCGCAACCTGGTGGGACAAGATCACCACCTTCATCACCAATCTATTTTAGGAGCCTTCACAATGAACCTGACAATCATCATTCTCATCATCGCGGTTGCTCTTATTGTAGCCTGGAATGTCTATCCACCTTTGCGCGCCAAGTTGCGCGGTTGGTCGACAATCATTGAAGGCATTATCGGAACCGTCTTCACCTATTTCGGCATCTTTGCAGAAGCTTTGGAAGAAGGTCAGCGAAGCGGTTATCTGCCGGAAAACATCTTGACCTATGTCCCGATGGTTCTGTTCGCCTGGGTTGTGATGAAGCGCATCCAGACCAAAACACCGGTAGGTGGCAAATGACCGATCGAAAAGCCATCCTTGATGTTCTCGACTTGCTTGCAAGGATTGATGAAGAGTGTGAGTTTTCGCGGGAATGCGGCGACGAAGATGGCTCAACCGTTCTTCGCCAGTGCGATGTCATGATCCGCAAGTTAGCGCGTGAGGCCGGATATCCAATCAATGAAGTGGAAGCTTCATCATGATTGGTCGCATTTTCTCATGGCTTGCCGGTGGTGGCATTGCGGCAATCGGCAAAGAACTGAACCGCGCCTATCAAGCCAAGCTTGAAGCAAAGAACGATCAGGAACGCATTGAGGCTGAAAAGCAGATCGCGACACTTCAAGCGCGCCAATCAGTTCTTATCGCTGAACAGGGAAGCTGGATGACGCGGTGGATCAGACCCGCCTTCGCGCTTCCGTTCATTATCTACAATTTTAAGATCGTTGTCTGGGACAAGGTCTTGGGACTTGGGGCGACTGATAGTCTTTCGCCTGAATTCTGGCAGCTGCAAATGATTGTTTTCGGCGCTTACTTCCTCACGCGACCATTGGAGAAACGCCGGTGAATGATGGACTATTTTCAATCTTCAAAGACATATCAGCCAACATCCAGGTGTTGGTGGTTTCTGGTTTGTTGGGTGCTTTGGCCCGCGCTGTCGTTGCCCCTGAACAGCAATGGCGGCGGCGCTTGGGGCAAGGCTTGGTTGGTGTCATTGCCGCCATCTGTCTTGGCCCATTGTTGGCCGAAGCGCTGACAGGCTTTGTGGAGAAGGATGTCTATGCCTGGTTGGCCGCTGGTTGCTCATGTGGCTTTGCCGGTGAAGCGGCCATGACCTTTTTGCAAAACCGTGTTCTGGGAGGGAAGAAATAATGTTCTTCGCAATTGATCAGATCACGTCCTGGATCACAGTCTTTCTTGGCTGGTGGATAATTCATCAAACGGGCGGTTCCGGGTTCACCATACCAACCACATTGATGCGCCTTGGCGTTGCTGGGTTCACGTTTTCACTGGCCATAGTGACAACCTTTCGGATGGGTGATTTGCCCATGCCTTGGGCTGGGCCAATCTTTAAGACTTTCATCGCGATCTTATTCTTGGGCATCGCCATTTTTCATAAACGCCGTTTTGGTCGGCTGTGAGGTACTATGGCAGTAGACAGCGACATCAAGCGCAAGGCTCGATCTGAGTACATTTACAAGCGCAAAACCCAGGCGATGATTGCCCTTTCGGTCGGCGTATCAGCGGCGACCATTCGGCGTTGGAAAGCTGCCGCCAAGAAGAAGGGTGATGACTGGGATGTTGCGCGCGCGGCTCACATGGTTGCTGGTGAAGGCTTGGATAGTGTGATCACAACCGTGGTCGAAGAATTTATGATCATGGCGCAAAACATGATTGAAGAGTTGAAGGAACCAGATCAGCCTTTGGATAAGCGTGTTCAGCAAATCACATCGCTGGCCGATGCCATGAACAAGATGACAAACAGTGCTGGAAAACTCGCACCCAAGATTTCTGAACTGGGTGTTGCCCAAGATGTCATTCGCCGCCTGACAGAATTTGTACGCGAAGAATTTCCAGATCATGCGCCTGCAATTCTTGAGATCGCCGAACCCTTTGCTGAACATCTGGTCGAGGCATATGGGTGATGAACAAACGTCCAAAGCTTCAACGTAATCTGAGTGTTTCTGAATTTCGTGATGCGATTGCCGCACATGCTTCAGAACTTGATCGCTGGATTGAACTATCTGTTGATGCCTTTCCATCTGACAAGTTGGCCAAGGCTGAACGGTTAAGCCTAGTGCGCGACAAGAAAACCGGCTTCCGATTTTTCGTTGAGACTTATCTTCCCCATTATGTGAAAGGTGATGCCAGCCTGTTTCATGATCGGGTGTTTGAACGCTTTCCTGAAATCATCTTTGGTGAAGGTGGTGCGCGCGATGAATTTGTTGCCCCGCGTGGCTCATCAAAATCCACTCACCTGTCTCTTGCCGGTGCGCTCTATTGCGTGGTCTTGGGACTTGAACATTATATGTTCGAAGTCTCTGATGTTTACACCCAGGCAGCACTTCTGCTTCAGGCCATCAAGGGTGAGCTGACATCTAATCCACGTCTTTCTTATGACTTCCCTGAAGCAACCGGCATGGGGCGTATCTGGCGTGAAGACACCATTGTCACCAAGAACAACATCAAGATTGATGCACTTGGCGCAGGGCAAAAGGTTCGCGGTCGCCGTCATGGTCCACATCGCCCCGGATTGGTGTTCATGGATGATCTGGAAAACGATGACAATGTCCGCTCACCTGATCAGCGCAACAAACTGGAAAAGTGGATTGATGGCGCGCTCTTAAAAGTTGGCCCACCTGATGGCTCATTGAATGCGATCTATGTCGGCACCATCCTTCACTTTGATGCGGTGTTGGCGCGCAAGGCCAAATCACCTGCCTGGACGGTGCATTGGTTTCCTGCCGTCATCGAATGGCCGGAACGCATGGACTTATGGGATAGGTTTGAAGAAGTCTATCACAATGAAGGGCCGGAAGCGGCCAAGGCGTTCTATGCTTCGCAGAAGAAGAAAATGGACAAAGGCGCGGTCATCAACTGGCCGACCATGCAGCCGCTTTTGCTGTTGATGTTGATCCGGGCAGAAAGCCATTCGGCTTTCGCTTGCGAATATCAAAACAAGCCGATTTCAGAAAACAACCCGTTCAGTTCAATTGTCTATTGGGTCAAACAACGTCCTAACCTGATCCACTTCGGGGCGATTGATCCATCCCTGGGCAAGAAAGGACATGGGCGTGATCCGTCCGCTATATTGATTGGCGGCATTGATCCCATTACTGGTGAAATGGATTTGCTGGAAGCATCCATCCGCAAGCGTCTTCCAGACATCATCATATCCGATACCATTGCCCTGCAAAAACAATATGGCTGTCATTTGTGGTTTGTTGAGGCTGTTCAGTTTCAAGAGTTCCTTCGAACATCCTTGATGCGCGATGCCGTCAAATCAGGTGTGGCTTTGCCAGCACTCCCAATCACACCACATGCAGATAAGGACTTGCGGATTGAGCGGCTACAGCCGCCAATCGCGGCAGGTTTAATCCGCCTTAATCCATCACAAACAACGCTGATTGATCAGCTTCAACAATGGCCCAATGCCGATCATGACGATGGGCCGGATTGTCTCGACATGCTTTGGCAAAACGCCGTGATCTATGCCAAGGGCGCATCCCATCACAGTGGCGGCATTGCAACAAGCGGTCACAGCGCATCGCGCGGCGCAACGGAAGGTTACAGGTTATGACACCCGACACGAAAGAAACGGCATCTGAAGTTGCCAGAAAGAACCTGCCAAAAGATGCGAAGGTTGTCATCGCAGATGCCAAGAACGACATCACAATCCCTTTCTTCTCTAACGTTCTTCAACCCGTTGACGATACATTAATCAAGCGTGGCGGCGGCAAAGGTCTGGCACTTTATGATGAGATCGAGCGCGACACCCATGCCGGTTCTGTTTTACAAAAGCGCAAGACCACATTGGTTGGACGCGAATGGGAAGTGAAGGCCAGTGGTGAGCGCCCGATTGATCTGGAAGCGGCGGAGTTTGTATCCGAACAATTAAAGCGCCTGTCTTTTGACCGGATTTGTGAAGACCTGCTTGATGCAACACTCAAGGGATTTGCGATCAGCGAAATGGTTTGGGAACGGGAAGGAAACCGCATCCAGCCCAAAAAGATTGTCAGCCATGATCAGCGCCGATTTGTGTTTGACCTTGAATGGCGTCCGCGCTTGCTGACCTTGGCCAACATGCATGAAGGCATTGAATTGCCCGATCGCAAGTTCATGGTTCACCGCTTTGGTGTTAAGGGAAACAATCCTTATGGCCTGGGTCTTGGATCATCACTCTTTTGGCCGACACTGTTCAAACGTGAAGGCGTTGCCTTTTGGTTGGCTTTTCTCGACAAATTTGCCAGCCCGACTGTGATCGGCAAGACACCCTATGGATTGCCGGACAATGAACAGCTGAAGCTTCTCAACACACTTTCAGGGATAGTTCAAAATTCCGCCATCACAGTGCCGATGGGGGTTGATATCGATCTTCTGGAAGCAAGCCGGTCTGGCAATGTCTCTTATGAAGACTGGTGTCGATATTGGGATGGGCAGATGTCCATTCGTGTGCTGGGCGAAACATTGACTACCGATGTTGGCAAATCTGGTTCACGCGCTCTGGGTGAAACCCACCATGACATTCTGGAATTGCTGGTGGATGCAGATGCCGATCTTCTGTCGACCACGTTCCATGAAACGCTTTTCCAATGGATGGTTGATTACAACTTCCCAGGTGCAAAGGTGCCGCATGTCTGGCGCATTCGTGCAGCTGATGAACTGAAAGATGCTGAAGTCAAAGAGAAAAAAGCAGAAGCGTCAAAAGTGGAAGATGAAGCGATTGCTCAGATCGTGGCAACATCCAACAAGTTTGAAAACGATGATGATGCGCGCGAATATATCGCCAAGTTTGCACCTGACACGCTTGATGAAGACATGCTTGATCGCTTGGTTAAAGCGCGTCATGCATTCGGGTCCGCATCCATCGGTCACAATGGTGGGCATCAAAATGGTGGTTTGGCGTTAGACGATCCTAAAAAAAAAGACCTGACTAATCCTGCCCCTGAGTTTGCGGAAAGTGAATTGCAGGCTGAAGGTGAAACCCAAGCGGCGATTGTTGATCAGCTTGTGGACCGCGCTGCCCGCGATGAGGAACAGAAAGTTGGTTTCGTTCTAACAGCACTTGATCAAGCCAAAGACCTGGATGAGGCCGCGCGCTTGGTGTTGAAAGCAGGCGCACAATGGCAGGTTGGACCGATCGCCGAACTGATGGTTGATGCTCTTGCAGTTGCAAGCCTTCATGGCCGTGAAGCGGTCTTGGATGAACTGGAAGAGGATGCCGACTTTGCTGATCCTGAAGTCTTCAACCAACCCTTCAAAGAGCAAGTGGAATTCTTCAACCAAAAGGAACCGCGCCCGACAAAAGAATGGCGCGATGCGATGCGCGGTGATCATGACCGTGCTTTCGTGGTTGCAGGCGCGAAAGACCGCGCCATGCTTCAGGACTTCCAACACGCGATCGGCAAGGCCATCAAGGATGGCACCACACTGAAAGCGTTCCGCAAGGATTTTGACACGATCGTGGCGCGTTACGGATGGTCATATAATGGTGAACGCGGTTGGCGAAGCCGGACCATCTACGCCACCAATATTCGCACATCCTACATGGCTGGCCGTTTGAAGCAGATGCTTGATCCCGCCGTTCTGAAGGCGCGGCCCTATTGGGAGTATGTTCACGGCCAGACCCGCAAACCAAAGATACCACGCCGCCAACACGAGTCATGGAATGGTTTGATCCTGCCAGCAGATGATCCTGTTTGGTCTTGGCTCTTTCCACCCAATGACTGGCAATGCTCTTGTGGTGTGCGAACACGGTCTGAGCGGGATCTAAAGCGTATGGGCAAAACAGGCCCTGACACGCCGCCCGCAAAGCTTATGGAACCCTATCTGGACAAGAAAACCGGTAAGCTCGCTGAGAAGGTTCAAGGTGTCGGCTTTGGCTGGGACTATCAACCAGGTGGTCTATGGGCGCGCGGATTGACACCTAGCCAGATTGATCAGTCGAAAGCCAAACTCGCTTTTGATGTGGATGAGGTCGAACCCCTGGCCGATATGATTGCCAAGGCCAAGCCCTTCAAGTCAAAAAAACTCAGCTCTGGCAAAGGTGCAGAATTCTATGTCGGCAAGTTCATGGGC